TGAAGAGCGTCTTCATCGATATAGTCTATGTCATCAGAGATTGATGGAGTGTCGTCTTCATTTTTGTACATTTTGTTCACCGAGGGTTTGTTTACATTAAAGTCATTATAACTTCGCGGAGGGCAAAAGTAAACCCGTAAAATATGCGATGTTAATCCGCAAAATAACGCTTTACTTTTGTTTGGTGCAAGGATAAAATCAAGTTGTCGCGGATGAGGTACTTTATATAATATATTAGAGGGAATAGTGTAAGAAACTTTATAAAGCACTATATCTAGTAGTCCGAAGGAGTTCCCGAAGGGAACCTATTGTTATACAGTCCAGAAGTCTTTCTCAATCAATTCATCTTCTCTTGTTTTGTCTTTTCTCCAGAACTCTCTGTTGGCTCTTTCGTATTCATCATTCTGGATAAGTCCATTGTCAACGAAGAATGGAACAATGACTTCTTCGTCTTTCTCTTGTAGCTCAGAGACGATGTCAACGCCAGTTTCCTCTTTGAAGAAGTTCTGGTCTGCAAGCCAACCGAACAACACTAGACCCATCACCATGTCATCGTGACAGCCTTCTTCAGCTTCCCACGAAGTTCCTTTCTTGGAGAATCTGTTGAGCTCATCTATTGTGTTCTTATCAACTATAGTTAGCTTGTCTGATTCGACCATCATCTTGAGCATCGAACATCCAATTGCCTTGACAGTTTTTGTTGTTCTGATGCCTCGGTCTTTGTTGCCACCGCCTTTTCCGAAACCACCTGCAATACGTTTTCCTGATCGACCTTTTGATTCTGTATGAAGAACGTTGTCGTATTCTAGATCTTCCCAGAGGATGTCAGAAACCTGTCCACCGATGTCGTTGACTTCGACTAGGACGTAGGCGTTGTTGTATGTCTTCGCCACCCTGTAGATGATCTGAGCGTAATCATACGGAAGAATCTGGTTAGACCTAAACGTACAGACTTGCTTGTATCTTGGAGTGCTGACATCGATGACCTGGAACGCAGAATAGTCTAGACCTTTTCCTCTCGAAACGTCACACACGATAACATACTTGTTTTTACCAAAAGGCTCTTCGTATTTGAACAGCCCTTCGCGAGAACAGAACACAGGTGAAATTGGTTTCATCAATTTCAATTTCCAACCAGCGATCAGTGTTCCTGAAGATCCAATGAACGAACAGCAGAATTCCTGTTCGAATTTCTCCATGTCGTAGTTCATTGACTTTAGCGTGTTCTCTTTCCAGAGCTCGTCTCGACCTGGAACACAATTCCAAGGAACCTCGACATACCTGAATCCATTCCACTGATCGCCTTCTCCGTGTGATCCTTCCCAGAATTCGTAAAAATGGTTCAGTCCATTTGGTGTCGATGTAAACAGAAGTTTGGTTTCTTTACCAGATGACAGAGTCGGATACACAGAAGTATAAAACTCATCCCAGTTCTCGACGAACGCTGTTTCGTCAATATAACAGAACGCAACTGACTTACCACGAATAGAACTAGATGATGTCGAGCCTGCGAGAATCTTGCATCCGTTCTCGAATTGCACCGATCCTTTGTTCCACTCAACGACACCAGGCTTCATCCAATCTGGGAGAGATTCAAAAGACGTCTTGACGCGATCTAAAATTTCTCTTGCCGAGTCCCCTTTATTCGCGAGGAGAGCGACGGTCTTGTAGGAGTTGAAGATGATATAGTGTAGGATAACAACACACGCTGTCGTTGTTTTTCCAGCCTGTCGAGAAGTACAGACGATATTGTTTCTAACTTCGAAAGTGTTAGTGATAATTTCTTTCTGATAATCATACAGAACAATCGGAATCAGACCATGGTCAACGTGGACGATCTTGATGTATTTCTCGGCAAAATAAATCGGATCCTCAGAGCAACGCTTAAACTCTTCGACCATGTCGAGAGTCCAGTTGTGTTTCAAACCAGCTTTCGGGAGATTTTGATTGTTGAGATACCTGTCACCCATTCAGATCGGACTCAATAATTTTGTAAGACTCTTCAAGTAATTTAGCTGATCCAATTTTAGGATCTAATGGCTTGTGAATTGTCAAAATGATTTCTTGTGGGAACAAATTGAATCCGCCTGTCGGGAGCGCCTCGAATGCTCCTCTGACTGTCATAGGAACAACAGGAAGACCAAGATCCTCTGCCATCACAAAAGCGCCTTTCTTGAACGGCTGGAGTTTTCCGTCAACGCTTCTTGTTCCTTCAGGACAGAAGAATATTGACAATTTGTCTCTCAGGATTCGTTCTTTAGCGTCTACTATTGATTGCCTTGCAGCTTCAGGATTCGACCTGTCTATAAAAATGCTTCCAGTAGCAACACAGGCTGTTCCAAAAATTGGAATCTTTTTCAGCGAATGTTTCATTGCCCAAGTGATCTTCTTGAAAGGCAGACAAGAAATCGGCGAGTCTAGATTGCTGGTGTGGTTCATTACGAAAACGTAGGGATCATCTTTGTCGATGTTCTCTTTTCCTCTGACTGTTATTTTACACAAAGCTAGTTTGAGAGTCAGATAAGACCACAAAAACGGAAGGTATTTGTTTGAGATGTCGTTTGTTCTTCCAGTCGCAAACCCAGCAACTATCATTAGAGGGAAAGCAATAAGAGAGATTATCAAGAACGCAGGAAGGAACACAAGCCATTTGTATGGCTGATATGCTAGTCTTTTGAATTTATTCATCGTTTGTTCTTCAACATCTCAAGAAGTTCGACACCAGACCCAACGAAGACAGTGTTGTTCTGGACGTTGGTAGTTGCTGCAGAAGGCTGTTCTTGCTTGCCTCTGAGTTCTTTGCGCTTCTTGTGAAGTTCAAGAAGATCTTTGTTTGTGTCGACTAGAGTTTTGATCAATGTAGCAGCTACCTCATATGAGCGAGGCGAATCAGATATTTTAGCCAATTCTATTATTCCATCCAAGACGTCTTGCCCTTTGTCTATTATTTCCTTTACGTTTTTTCTAGCCTGTTCGAAATCAGAAGCTTCTTCGTCGTCAGAAGCTTCTTTTTCTGATTCTAATTCCTGATGTTTCTTTACAACCAGATCTTTGTATTTTACTTCTGAAAACTCAGATATATCTCTAGTTGGTAGTATTTGTGATTCGTTTTCCACTTTTTATGAATCCTCTAATAAACCCAGGAGGTTCTGAACCTGGTACACATAATTTATTTATCTCTCCGTTATTGTACCAGCATTCTCCTCTTGACCCATGCCTTGGATTATTTTCCCCTTTTGTTGCGTTGGATCTTTTTTGTTTGAAATCGTCAGTTCTTCCTATTCTGAATCCTTCTGGTATTTCTTGTTTGTCGAAGTATTTTGTTTCCGTTCCGTTCGTACAAGCAACCTTTCCGGCAAAGGGACAAGACTTTCCAAACATTGGATTGTTCTCTCCGGAATTAAGTTTTCCATTAGCCAATTCCCATCCAATTGGTTCTTTACCAACAGAAAACATTTTGAAATCGTTTCCATCAGTGTATAATTTCTTTCCTTTACAAGTGGTAACTAGACGCCCAGAAATCCAACCTTCTGGTTGTTTGTTTTCTGGGAACATCCCATCACATTTTCCGTTTGTGTACCATTTTAATTTATTAGAAATTGTATTAAGACAAAGATCTGATTCGTTATTATGCAAGTTGTAAAATCTGTCATTATTTCTAGCCTCTACCTTTTCCAAAAATCTTTTTTCATACCTATAAGCTTCCGCAGCAGATTGGAATAATTTAATAGTTCTTATTTGGAAAGCTTCTATTCCTTCTTCTTTTATTATTTTCTTTATTATTTTAGAAGAGGTCTTATACCCAGATTTAGAAAGAAATTTACTAGGATCTGATTCTTTGTTACAACTAGAACCAGCGTAGTACATTTTTGTTTTCTTGTGTTGGATTATGTAAAAATATGGACGATAAATATCGTTTGGCATGATTAGATCCTCGAAATCTAATTGTGTTGATGAGTGGGTGTTACAGCACCCACTCATTATTTATATCTAGGCGAATACTTTTAGAACTACCTCTACAATGAATACGATGATTGCTGATAAAATAAAAGTCACCAGCAGATGTATAATATCTATGATCTTTGACAGAAGACTTCTCGGTTTCTGGAAGTGCATCTGGTCCATCGTGCGAAATTCTTTGATGTTTCCTGATTTGTCTTTGAAATATATCACTCCGTCTTCAGTGTTCAGAGCAATCTCACCCAAAGCTAAATCGTTCGGATTGGGCTTCTTCCCTGGAACTGTGCTATGGCGGATAACAATTTTGTTCAGAATCATGACGGCATTCCCGAAAATATAAACATATTTAACTCAGATATAAAAAGAGGGGCTTGAAGCCCCTCTTAGCGCCAGCCTTGACTTTGCTTTCCTGATCAATCAATTAGAAAGTGCCACCAGAGATCACGAAACCGATTAGCGTTGATGTTCCGCTACCCAG